AGAAGACCACCACCCATTTACGCTATATTCTTTATACTATTAGAGGAGAAAAAAAAAAGGATTAATACACGTATTATATTTAACAATTATAATAAATTTGTAAATATAATATTAATTGGAATAGGCTAAACCGCCCATACCTGATAATATACGTAGAACATTATAATTAACCGCATATATATTAATTCCATCATATTTAGTTGCTGTTGTTGCTGCTAAAGTTACTGTGGATTTAACGTTAACCATAAGAGTCGCAGTATCTATACGAGACATATTTAAAGTTCCACTAGGTTGATGTTCTTCGGGTTTTAGCGCGAATGAATATACGTGAATACCTGGATTTGATGGTATATTAGTATGATGTTGATATGGTTGCACATATGAAAAATATGTTGCTTCACGAACGCTAAAGCGGTCGTTGCCATTTAATTGTAATATGGCATCTGCAAATGGAGAACTAGCAGTAGATACAGGAGTAACACCAACCATAAAATTTGAAGTATTAAAAACTGTATTTGAGGTTTTTGCAGAATTATATGGAGTTTGTGACATAATATATCGCGAAGTATCAACTGCATCAGTATCTGTATAATTATACCATGATGATTTCTTCTGATAATTTGATGGTTTAGCAACCCATACTAATTCTTTACAAGGATGATTAAAGTTGAGTTTAATGCGATTATTTACAACAACGCCTGGGGTAGCCGAAGTATTAGAAGGAGCCAAAAGAGTTTCAGTTCCTGTAAATTGTAATTGCTCAATTAAATATTCATGAGATAATTGTGCAAAACGACGACGTTCATCAGTATCAAGGAAAATGTAATCAACCCATAAAGATGCTTCAGTTATAGAAGGTGCAAGTGTTAAGTCAGACGGATCTATAACCTCTGAGCCAGTATCACCTCCTAAAGTAGTAGATTCCATTATTTTTATAAAACAATTACTTTTAGTTTCAAATTGAATATTTATTTTAACTTCATGGTATTGAAGTGCTATTAAGGGGAGTGCAAGACCAACGTTGCGACAAAACCAGAATTCTAAAGGAATATAAAGATTAGTTGATTTTTTCCATGTTAAATCTTTGTCTGCACCAACCATAGTATCATAACCATATCGTTTGCCTTTTGGTAAAGAAAGTTCATTCCAAATATATAACCAATCAGAATAATGTTTATCTATTTGTTGCCCACCTATTTCAATAGTTACAGATTTAATGAGACGTAAACCTATATAATTGACATATCTTGGTCCTGCGATTTGAGTAATAGCCGGGGTTGTGAATGCAATTCCATCTAATGCAGGTAATTTTACTTGAAGATAAACGCGATTAATTAAATCACCGTTGCGCGATATTTGACAGGTTACAGTTTGTCCATAACCGGGTGTTCCATTAAATGTTTGTTGAATAGCTTCAACGGCGAAGTTAGTATGGCGACGATATACAACCTTGAAGAAGGTAATTTGAGGATTACCAGTTAAATAAACATCCTGTGCTCCATATGCTACTAATTGAAGAAGACCACCACCCATTTACGCTATATTCTTTATACTATTAGAGGAGAAAAAAATATCAATTAAATGTATGTATTATATATTTATTATATAAAAATTAATATTAATAATTCTATTATAAAGATGTTCAAAGAAAAATCATCAAAAAAAAAATATAATTCTGACAATAATGATGTTTTTACATTAGATGCTATGCATAATAATATTATTAAAAAATTTGAACTAACAAATAAGGACAAGGAAATCTATAAGATATTATTGGGTGATTTTGAAATACAGTCAAACCTTATTATTGAAAATATTGAAATGTCTAAAAATATACGTGATAAGGAGTATATAAATAATTTATGGAGTAGCAATATTATTATAAGAGAGAAAATTATTGAACTTAAGAATAATATTAAAGAATTAGAAACATATAGTGAAATAGAATATTATAATAATACAAGTTATATATTATTTCAATATTACGATACTGTAGAAAAGCAGTCAAATATAAGTAATACGCATGCATCTATATCAAATGGTGTATGTATATCTTCGAGTGAATTATTAAGTAGGCAACCTAAGATATATAAGAATGATTCAAAGAAAAAACGTTCATCGGTCTCCGCAACAACAATAAATGTATTAGATGCTCTTAATAATTTAAATACAGAAAGTTGTTTAATTAGCGATAATAAGCAAAATAATAACAATAACAATAACAATAATAACAATAATAATAACAATAATAATAACAATAATAATTATGAATATTCAAATAATGCAAAAGATAATATTATAGATAAAAGTTCTCTTGTTGATAAATACATGTCTATTATAAATAAAAAATATGTTAGAAATGTTGAAGAGGAAGATATAGAAATATGTAAAAATTGTAAAAATCAAATGACATGCTTACAACATGATGCTATAATTATTTGTGATAAATGCGGTTATCAAGAATTACTTCTTGTAGAGCAAAACAGACCAATATTAAAACAGAATACAAAGGATACTTCACATTTTAGTTATAAGCGTATTAATCATTTTAGAGAATGGTGTAATCAAGTGCAAGGTAAAGAAAGCACAGATATTCCAGATGAAATATTTGAAAAGATTTTAACCGAAATAAAGAAAGAAAAAATTGTTGATACTAAAACAATTACTTATAATAAAATGAGAGATATACTCAAACGTTTGAGAATAAATAAATATTATGAACATATTAATTATATTATTAATAGAATTAATGGAATACCTACACCGCAATTTAGTCAAGAACTTGAAGATAAATTATGTAACATGTTTAGAAATATTCAAGCGCCATTTTTGAAGCATTGTCCAAAAGATAGAAAAAACTTTTTATCATATAGTTATGTATTGTATAAATTTTTCCAAATATTAGGTTTACATGAATATCTTAAATATTTCCCTCTATTAAAAAGTAGGGAGAAACTATATGTTCAAGACCAGATATGGAAAAAAATATGCTTAGAACTTAATTATGAAATAATACCATCATTATAATAGTTACTAATTATTACTTACTAAAATCCATTAGGAAAGCCAACCATTCTAAAACCTGCGCCTAACCCGACGCCTTGTCTTGCTCCTGATGAAACAGTAGGAGATAATAAGTCAAGAACAGAGAAAGTGCAAGCGGCGGTTAAAGCAAGCATCAATATTTCACTCCAATCTAATTTATTATTAGGTAATATAAGTGCTACAAAAGCAACTATAAGACCTTCAAATGCATATTTAAGAAGTCTAATGACAACATCCCAAAAATCTACAGAATATTCCATTTGTTATACTAATTATACTATTATATACTATTATAATAATATAAAATATTTTTGTAAATTGTTAAAGTATTTTTTATAAATACAGAGCAATCATCTTTCAAATATGCTATACAATTATAATAAAAAATATATAAGATTTATAATATATTATATTATTAGAAAAGATATTGAAATGTCAGAAGTAGAAAACACTAATGTAACTAGCGTAACTAATGTAACTAGCGTAAAAGAAATGGATTATCTTGACGAAGATAAACCTATCAGAGGACAGAACTATGTTCTTCTTTCTTTTTTAAGCCCTGAAGATGTTTTAGTAAATAAGGAAGCATATATGTTTAATCAGTTTATTACTAAGTTTAGTAATGATATGACAACTCTTTTGGATGGTATTCAATCAAAATATAGCGATTCAAAAGACTTTGTAGATTCTATTAAAGAGAATAATTCATATATTTTTAATCCTAAAGATATGAGCGAACAATATGCATTCTATAAATCTATTAATAATCACGACCTAGAATCATCATTCCATCGAGATAACAATTTTATGACATCGATTAGAGGTATCAAAGTCAGAGGTGTTTTTGATTCTCTAGAAGAAGCAAAAAATCGTAGTGAATTTATCAAGAGAATTGATGACAAATTTAATATTTATATTGCGCAAGTTGGGTGCTGGTGTCCTTGGTCACCTAACCCAGAATCTTTAGAAAATCAAGAATATGCGGAAACGCAACTAAATACTTTGATGAAAGAATATAAGAAGAATATGAATGACAAAGATGTGGTTTTTGAAAATAGAAAGACCACGTTATTTAATAATAATAAGGATACTGAAACAATTGTTGACGAAGTTCCTCCTTCGTCAGACCCATCGACTGAAACAGACCTATCAATCGCACCTGAATCAATCGAAATGTCCGAAATTAAGCAAAGTATTGAACAAGTTGATACTTGGAGTGCTCAAAAACTTGGTATTCAATAATTTCTATAATTTTTTCTTATTTCTTAATATTAAGTAATGAAAGCAATCGCAATATTTTTACTATTTATAGGGTCAATATTGATTATTCAAGGATACTACGCAAATAAATCTGTATGTAAAAAAGACAAGGTTATTGTTAAATATATACCTAGAAGTATTTATGAAGAACAGTTAAAACCAGAAGAAAGTCTTCAATCATTTTATAAAAGTATGTTTGAGGACATTTTATTACATTAATGTTTTATTTATATCCTTAATATTAGTAAATGGAGATATTAAAAGATATTGAAAAAAACATTCTAAATATTAATATATTTGATAAAAATATTTATAACAAAAATAAGGATCCTTTAAATAACGCTAATATGCAAAAATTAGATGCAATTAAAAAGCAGATTAACGAATATTTTAAAAATAAAGATAATGAAAAAAATATAATACTGCAAAAAAAATTAAAATATGATGATGATTATAAGTTTGCAAGGGAAATAAATAATAATAATTATAATTTATTTTTAGAAAAAAAAGCGGAACTATATAATATTTTTAAAAAAACTAAAACATTATCATCATTATATGATTATTTAGATTATAAATATACAGTTTTAAAGGAAGTCCCAGATATATATACATATGAATATATAAATTTGAATGAACGCGTAATTGTCCCTCCATCTGATAACAAAGTTGATACAAATGTATGCCCAGCAGGTAAAATTTTAAATCCAAAAACTAAAAAATGCGTAAAAGACCCTGCAAATAAAGTTAAAGAAGTTAAAACAGTTAAAGCAAAGAAAGTTGTAGCAATAGATAAAGACAAAGAAAAGGAATGTCCGGAGGGCAAAATATTAAATAAAAAAACAAATAGATGTATCAAAGATGTTAATTATAAACCTAAATGAAAAATATAAAATAGATAATTAAATAGGAGATATTAATGGTTAAAGATATCAAAGATAATAAAATATTTAAAATAAATTGGTTTAGTTTTGTGTTTGCATTTATATTAGGAATTATATATGTATATATTTCATCGCCACCAATTAGAAGTGTTATTAAATACCCAACGCCTTATAATGCAAATAAAATAGTATATATGAACCATAATAAGCAATGCTATAAATATAATGTAGAAGAGGTTAAGTGTAGCAAAGCATCAGTTACACAACCTATAATTTAATAATATTCTTATTTTTTTAAATTTTTATAGATTAGAATAGATATATACTAATGAGTAAAAAAGGAACAGCAAAAGAAATAACGGGGTTAAGAGTTACTATTGACAGATTATTTTATGATAACACAGGGCAAATAATTGTAAGTGCATTATTTGGTCTTGCGCTAGCATTATTATTTAGACGTATATGCAAGGATAATTGCGTATTATATTCAGCGCCGGATATTAAAGAAATAGAAGAAAATATATTTAATCTTGAAGATACATGTTATAAGTATAAATCTTATCCCGTAAACTGTAAAGCTATAGATAAACCACTAAAACCTTATGATATTAATAAGACACCTGATAATATTATAAGTATCCCTGGTTTTTTTGAAAAAATATTTTCATCTATTTAATATTATATAATTTATTATCATTTATGTTTGTTTCGTTCTTTGGCATTCTGAGAGACGCACTTTTCTAGATGGTAATAAAGTTGGCACCATACGCATGTTGCACTCGTCTGTGCGGACCTCGTATTGTTACAAGAGCAACACATAGTAGACAGACTTGATGGCGATAGCGATGTAGACATGCTAGATATAGGAGAATTACGTTGTTGTTTAGGCGACAAAGGAATATCTTCAATTGTAAATTTTGTCTTAGTTCTTTTAGGAGGTGAAGGGATATCTTCAATTGTAAATTTTGTCTTAGTTTTTTTAGGAGGTGAATTACGAGCTGGTTTAGGAGGTGAATTACGGGGTGGTTTAGGAGGTGAATTACGAGATGGTTTAGGAGGTGAATTACGAGCAACCATTATATTGTTTTTAATCTTCTTTCGCATTATTGGTTTAGGTGAAAGATTTGCTGTAGCAAATCCTCTTTTTTTTTTCATATTTTGCAATATTTCTGCTTTTTCCTTTTTCTTTTTTT